AAACCAAGAGAGGGTGTACCCCTGTATAGAGTAGGTAATGGTTTTAAATATGGTGAATTTCGTGGTAATTATATAATGTATAAATATTACCCAAAAGCAAGCCTAGGTACTTTGGGTAAAGGATTAGGAGAGAAGGCATTTGCAAATATTAGAGGTAACGTCGAGGGTGGTCCTATTTTAAATAGGGCTTTACAATATTTAGGTACTTCATTACAAAAAGAAACAATAACACAAGGAGAATCTATAGATTTTGAAGGACATGTTCCGACAGCTGAAGAACAGACTAAATCTATAGGAGGTAAAGGACAAGCTCAAACACCTTACGGTGCTCCCGGAGAAGTCGATATAGAAACCCAAAAGCAAGGTTTCAAACATATACAAGTTACCACAGACCGATTAAGTAAATTAAACCAACATGGTGTATACGGAAAGAGTGGTTTGGGTAAAAATATGCAAAATAAAATAAAGAAAATTAAAAGTGACGCTAAAAAAGAGAGTTGGTCTGCTGATAAGAAATATAAAAAAATAGCTAAAGAAGGACTGACATATTTTAGAAAAAGGTTACCGATGTGGAATCTTGCAATGAAAAAGATGCAAGTTGGTACAAAATCAGCTCCGTTTAAAAATTTCCAAAATCTAGGTAATCCTAACGCCTTAAGAGATTCTTTATCTCGTGCTGTTAAACATACAGGTGGTATATCTATTAAAGCTATGGAGGGATTTGAACGACTTCAAGGTAGTATGGGTTCTTCAGGGTTTTTTAATGAAGGAGCTTTTACAATAACGGGTCAGGCGTTAGCTAATTTTGATAAATATCTAGAAGGAGTGCACTATTCTTATACAATGGACCCAGCAGTACATGCACTTATAGGATTATTTCAATTAGAATCAACTCCTTTAATACAATTTAATACAGGGGCTATGAATCAAGCTCATGTAGTATACGGGTTAGACGCTACTACACATATGTTCGCTAAAGGATTAACTTCAGCTGATGCGTATTTTGTTAACTCTACTCGTACACACGCTCAAACCTTTGCTGAAACAAAAGTAACCTCTGGTACAGGCGCAGTAGGTTCATTATTAACTACAGGTGCGGCAGGTTTAAACACCTCAACTGGTAAGGTATTACCAAGTATAAATGTTTTTGCTGCCAATAAAGAACTATCTGCATATGTTAATAATATATTCATTCCAGAAATGCAAGCTTTAGCTAGTAAGAAATCCAGACATCTCCCAGCATCCTCAATTCTAGGACCACGTAAACAGAGAACGATGAGAGGTATAAAAATGTGGGCTCTACCTTACTTATCTGTATTCGATGGTTTCAAGAGACGTCAAATCTAATAATAAGCTCTATTAAGATATAAAGAGCTCTATTATATCATTATAAGGAGATTAATAGAGCCTTATTACTTCTTTGAGGGAAACCTTTATATACTACCGTTGACATATAGTTATTACTTAGCGTATCGCGAACGCTAAAGGAGAAAATAAATATGGCATATTTCCTAGGAAGAGACGTAAAAGTAGCTATGACTACTGAATCTGACGATAAGGCCGTTGGTTATGCATCTTACGCAGTTGCAGTTGCATCAAGCGCAAACACACCAACAGGCATGCACGACAGAAATGTGAACACATCTGATGATGCCGATGGGGCAAATGTATTTAATACAACTTATCAGACCACAGCTCACGAAACCAACCCTTTACAAGACGTTACCGGTGTAGACATTTCACTGGGCACAATTGATGAAGACATAGCATACATGGGTCAAAGAACTGCTTTAAAAGCAGAAATAAAGAAAGAAACGACTGTCGCAATAACGGCAAAAAAATCTGATAATTTTTTCAGTGCACTATTCAATGATGCAAGATACGGTTTAGAAACTGGAGCTACCAGCTTTACAGATGGGCTAACACAACCAACCGCTAATCATGGATATAGACTACACGTTGCATTAAATGACGGCAGCGAAGTTATATCAGTTCCAAACTGTACCTTCTCTGAATACGCAACTTCACTAAGTGCAGACGGTGTAACTGAAGAAACAATGACATTTATTAGTCACGTTAAACCCTCAATATTAGAGAATCCATCAACTGCTGAAACGACTGCTTTCTGAGGTGTAATATGGTTTACATATTGGGTAGAGACACATACGTCGGAGTTACGACTGAGCAACCTCACTACGCATTAGAATTAGATAGTTATGAATTAAAAGTTAGTGGTACTGCAGCTAATGCTTACGATTCTGCTAAAGTATTCATACCAAGAAGAAGAGATGTAGGAACTACAGCAGAAGTATCAACTATTACCTTCGAATCTAACACTTTAGCAGATTATGAAAGTCTTGCTGAAAACAATCATTATGTATTACTTTACAATTCAAGTGGAGAAAAATATTTAATATGGTTCGACCATGATACCACTGGTGTAAAACCAACAGGTGTTAATGAAGACTTTGAACAAGAAGTTGATTTACAAGGTGTAACAGCAAACAATGCAGATATACGAGCCGCAGTTCAAAATGCACTAGCTGCCGACTCTGATTTTGCTGCAGCATTTACTTTTAGTAGTTCTTCAAATGTATTAACAATTACAGATAAAGTTACTGGTTCAGCTACAGATATAGTAAGAGGTTCAGGTTTTGCAGACAGTGATTTAACTGTAGCAACTACAACCGCAGGTGCCAACGTATCTATTGCTTCTAATACTGCTGGTGTTAAATTAAGTGATGTTACAGGTATAGACTTCGGTTTCGGTACAACTGATGAAGATATATCATTGTTCGGTCAAAGAACTGCATTGAAAGCAGAAATCAAAAAGGAAATGACACTTACTGTAACTAGAAAAAAGAGTGATAATGGATGGAGTCAAGTATTTAATAGTGCTCGTAATGGTATAAGAGCAACAGCACTTGGAACTTCAGAAATGTCACAAAGTTCTAACAACGTAGAAATGGATAATAATTTAAATAGACCATTCTCAGATGTTAACGGTTCTGGTTTTGGATATAGAGTTTATTTAGAAATGAAAAATGGACATGAGGTCTTGAGTTTACCTAACTGTTGTATAACAGAATATGCAATTAGTTTGGCAGCAGATGGTACACAAGAAGAAACTATTACATTTTATTCTAATGTAAAACCTATAATAAGTTCATTAATAGACGATACTACAACAACAGGAACAAACTTCTGAGGTTAATATATGGTATATGAAGTTAAGGAAATCAACCACGTCTTTCAACTTACGAAAGGTAACGAGGTTGTAGGAGTTTTTAGGAGCGAAGCAGCTCTGGAAGACGCACTTAAGAGACTGGAGGCAGAGGAAAAACCTGCCCCAGTCAAAAAGCCTAAAAAGGCTAAAAAAAAGAAAAGTAAAAAAAAAGGAGATAAAATATGAGCGAAGAGAAAGAATATTGGAGCTTGGATGAGTTAGTAGCAATGACAGACGAAGTCCAAAAAGGTGAGATAGATTATAAAGGTAAAACAGTTGAATTTCAGTGGTGTGAACTTGCTGAAGCTGAAGAACCTAAAGTAGTAATGGTAGATGATGACTTATCTGAAGATGAGAAATCTGAAAAATATATGGAAATGGGTAGAGAAAGAGCTACATTAATGCTTAAGAAAGCAGATGAGAAGAATCCAGATGGACCTTCTTTAGTAGATGTATGGAGTAAATTACCCTCAACATTAAAATATCAAATCACCAACATAATGATGGGAATTGAAAACCCAAACTTGCAACAGCCTTAGGAAACTCAATAGAGGCGGTATATTTATATATACCATTGATGAAAGATTTAGGTATGGGTTGGAACGATATTAAATCGTTACCTAGGCATGAATTAGATGGTTTGATGTTAGCATACACAAACTATAATAATATACATGCTTTTGATGGATATTCACCCAAAGAGATAGCTGAGTTGTCTAAGGACAAACCTGAGACTAGAACTCAATATAATAAATCTAAAGAATTAAAGGCAAAGTTTGAAGAAAGGGCTGGAATAAAGAAAAGGAAAAAAGTAATTTCCTTTACAGAGATGATGTAAAATGGTGATGTCCGGATTAACAGTTAGGTCATACGTCAAGATGGCGTTTGATTCAGGAAGCTATCAAAAGACGCAACAAGAGTATAATGGTGCGCTTGCTAAATTACAAAAGGAAGGTTTAGAAACTGTTGGTAAGGCGAATGCAGGGCTAAAGTCACAACATAAATCATTTATAGATGAATTAGATAGACAAAATAAGGCTGCTAACGAAAAATTAAAAGCTAGAACTAAAGAAGTTACCCAAAGAGTTCGTGCAGAAGCAGAGCGTGCTATGGTCCGTAAAATACCCGGTGACCATAGAGTAACAAAGAAAGGGGAAGTTTTCAAAAGAGATGCTAAGATATATGAAACTTCTTTGAAAAAGATGAAAGCGGCAAACGCTTCTTACGTTGCACATGCTAGAAGTATAGGTGCACACGCTAAGACTACCTCTACGGGTATGTTACATACTGAATCATTCGCAGCTAATAATGAGACTATGAGAAAACGTCTTATTGAAGCTCAAGTTATGAAGACCAAAGAACTTAGAAGAGAGTTAGGTCGTAACAGTAATGAATATAAAAGACATGTAATACTTTTAGAACAAATGGTATCTGTTGATAGAGAATTGACTTTAGCAGAGAGAGAAAGGGGTAGAGAGATATCTAAAAATAATAAGTTAGCGCAAATGTCTGCGTCTAATCTTAGAAGAGCATTAGCTCAAAACAATCAATTTTACAAAGAACAATTACGATTACAAATGCAAATAAATCAGGCTATGAGAGGTATGATAACTAATTTATCTCAAGGTCTGGTAAACGCTTTAATGGTTAGTGCAATAGCTTTAATGTCTTTTGGTTTTAAACTTCAAGGTGTTATAGATTCATTTAAAGACTTCGAAAAAGAATTAATGAATGCACAATCTATTTTCCAAACCACTAATGACGTATTATTTGATTTATCAGACCAAATAGTTGAATTTGGTACTAAATATGGTGTCAGTTTACAAGATGCTTCTGAAGGTTTATATACTTTAGCTTCTGCTGGTTTAAGTGCAGCAGATTCTCAGGAAGTATTACAGAATACCTTAAAATTATCTATGGCTGTACAAGGTGACCACGAAACGGTTGCTAAATTAACTACTCAGACTATTTTTGGTTTTGGTCTAGAAATGAGTGATTCTGCCGAATTAACTGATAAGTTCGCTCATGCTATTAACAAGTCTTTGATTGAATATCAAGATTTAGCAAGTGCTGTTAAGTTTGCTATGCCTTTCTTTATTACAACAGGGCAAAATATTGACCAATTATTAGGTTCTTTAGAGATATTAACTAATCGTGCATTAGAAGCAGGTATTGCAGGTCGTGGTTTAAGACAAGCACTCGCTGAATTTGCACAGCACGCAGATGATAATACAGCTGCATTTGCTAAATTAGGAATAGAAGTTACAGATGCGGAAGGTAATTTTTTAATGTTAACAGAAATAGCTAAAAATTTCCAAACCCAAATGGGAGATATGGTTAATGACACTGAATTATTAACTACTTTACTTGAAGATTTAAATGTTCGTGGTGCAACTGCTTTTGTACATTTAGTCCAAAATGCTGATGAGTTCCAACACGCTGTAGATGATTTAGCTAATTCAGCTGGTGCTGCAACAGAAATGGCAGACATACAGCAACAATCTCTTGCTAATCAAATACAAGTGGTTAAAAATGCACTTATGGCTCCATTTTTGCTCTCAACCGAGGTTGGTAAAGCTAATGGGACTATGAATGAGTTTGGTGAAATATTACATGGTATGGTAGAAAATTTTGAAGCTTTCTTTATAGACACTTTACCAGACGGAACTAGAGTTCTTACAGACCAAGGTGCAGCAATTAGAGATGTTGTTATAACAGCAGTTGTAGAATTAAGTACTTTAATGCAAGAGTTGTTATGGACTTTTAGTCAATTATCAGGTGAAGGTGACGGTTTTAGAAAGGTAATACACGCTTTATTGTTGCCTATACGAGCTTTAAATGCAATTGTAGGATTGTTAGGAGAGCATGGTATTACAGCATTAATTATGTTCAAGACTATGAATATGATATTACCACTCACACAAATGAGAACTGCAGCACTAACGATAGCTACTCAAGGTTTAGCTATATCACAAATGACAGAAGCTATAAACACAGAGTTTAGTACTATGGCCAGAAAGAAACATACATTGGCAGAAGGTTTAGCTTTTGTTATGGGTGATAAGACAATAAAACAGAATGAATTGAAAGCTATATCATACGCTAAAATATCGATGGCTTTAGCAGCGTCTAATGTTTTATTGTTTGCTGGTATGGTTATGATGTCTAAGGCAGAAGGTCCAGCCAAAATACTTGCAATTGCACTTATAGGACTCGCAGGTGCTATGATGGGTGTATCTATGGCAGCATCATTGTTTGACCCTTCAGGTTCGCAGTTTGCAAGGTGGGCTACAAGTATGGGAATAGGTATGGGAGTTATTGTTACAGCTTCTGCACTGTTGATGGATGCTGCTATGGAGTCGCCAGATATAGAAACTTATGATATGGGTGGTCGTATTTATGACAGTGGTGGTCGTGCTGGATTAGGTGGTAGACATAAAATGATTATGGTAGAACCCGGTGAAACTATTGTTCCTAAAACTCAGAATATGATGGGTGGTGGAGGCATAACTTTAAATATAGGGGGCGACATAGTTACTGATAACGCAGATGACTTTGCAGAGCGTATAGCTGTCGCATTACCAGAAGCGTTAAGAAGACAAAGTGATATAGGAGGATTATAATATGGGTAGAATGAGTTTAGGACCAAATTTCAAAATAGACTGGGAGGCAATAGGTGCAGGTTTAGCAGCTGATGCTGCAGCAGGGACTGGAATTTTCGATGGGCGAGACATTTACGGCACTGGCACTGGAACTATGGGTACAACAGGAGAGCCTCCTATATTTTTAGGAGGAAGGAGAACTTCATCAACAGGTGCAGTATTCAAAAGAGAACTTAAAACTTCAGATGCTACACAATCAATAAGTGATTTAGTAGTAAGTCCTATATTACCTGATGTTTATGATGGACAAGGTCTTTTTCATAACATTATGGAGAAAAGTGTAGAAGGTAATAATCTAGCAGCTGGTGAGATATCTTTAGGTAATACTTACGCTGCTTGTGATTATATTATTGAAGCCCCTGTAAAACGTGCTCCTACATTTGGTGCAGGAGATTTAATAGGTCTCGATTTGAATATATATCACGATAATTTAAACTTTAATAAATCACATACATTACCTGATTTTGAGGTCTATAAATTTAATAGAGAAATTTCAGGTTTGACTAAAGGAACATTTGGTGTTCCAGAAACTGAGGATGTAATAATAGGTATATCTAGATATAGTAGAGAATCTCAGATAGTAGAACCTTTCAATTCCGAATTTTCATCTAAGACCGGTAGAAGTGAAGCGGGTTATACTGGTGAAATTTATATGGAGCCAAGAACAGCTTATGAAATAGCTAAAGGTGAAATAGAAGTAGAAAAGGATGGATGGGTTGATGGTATTTGGTGTGATTATGATACATTTAAAGAAAGGTATTGTATTAATAGTACAAAAGCAGGTGGATTAATATGTAAAATGGTATCTGCAGACGATATAGGACAGAATTACATTAGACCGAGTCAGGGTAACAAATGGTATAGAAACGACCCTGTATATATTAGAACTGCTGTAGATTATAGATTTTGCTTAGAGCAAGAAGGTCAAGATTGGTGGGATAACAATAGTACTTATAATGCTATGATATATGTTAGGGAAGACGTAGAACCTAAACCATTCACTATAAATTCAGGAGTTACTTCTAAAAATAGTATATTTGAAAAAATTACACAATATGGTAATGTTAAAGCTTCGACTAGAGATGATGAAGGTAATCCTCAATATAAATGTTTTGCTAAAGCTCATTTTACTAATGAAAGTGAAAGTTCTTCAGGTTTGGCAATGTCGACCTTCTTCGATAAAGATGCCACTTTAAGTGATAGCAACTCACAACTTGTTAGGTGTACACTAAGACTGCCTAAACCATTAGAACTGGCTAGAGAGTGGAGCTTAGATGATGAAATGAATTCTTTAGAAGTAGACGTAAGATTTAGTATTAAGAGTATGAGTAAACAGCATATATCTGATGTCGGCACTACTAACAGGTATGGTTATAACATGCTTAGGTCTTTTGGTATGGTATGTTCTACTAGAGCACCTAGTGGTAAAACCGAACCAAACGGTTTATGGTTTATGAGAATGAATGGTACAACAACTGCAGGTGCCTCAGCAGTGGATAGTGGGACTCAATTATCAGCAGCAATTACAAACACCACAGACCCACTTGCATCTGTAGATGAAGGAAGCGGTGGTAGTGCGTTTACTGCAGGAAACATAATTAAAATAGATGATGAATATATGCTAGTAGAAGACATTACTAGTAACGATTTAACAGTTGTGAGAGGGTATCAAGGTACTACAGCTGCTACACATAGTGATAATGAAACAGTTTATATAGTTCCTCAACCTACAGACCTTACAAATCATACTTCTGGCCAAACAAAAAACCAGTATAATGGTTTTGCTATAATGAGAAATAATAGAGGTGCTGCTGAAAGCGACGACCCCGATGAAGGTGAATTAAAAATACATTGGAGTGGATTAGCCGGAAGTAGGAGTGCAGGCTGGGGAGGACAACTTCAGAATAGTGTGTACACTGCTTATGTTACGAAACGTGGAGCAGGTGGGGATACAGATTCCATAACAAGTGGTAGTTATTTTGATGAAAACCCTCCTATTTATCATGAAGATTTACAATCTGATGACCTAGATACTCCTGCCCTTCTTGAAGGAGATTTTTACACATGTAAAATTTTAATTAATTATAAAAAGTCTACAGGTGACGGTGATGTAACTTGGATTATTTTAGATAATAATAATGATATTATAGCAACAAGGAAACAAAGACATAGTGGACGGGCGATGAGCGCTGGAGACTCAAATAATCTTGAAGAAGGTTTCCCTAAATATCTAACTTTTTGGGTTGAAAATATCGATGTCGGTAAGGCAGGTGAATTATTAAGTACAACAACTGGCGCTATATATGATACTGCAGCAGTTGATACGAGTGTAGAAGCAATTATAGATAATATAACTATTAGTGGATTTGAACCAAAAGTCGCTAATATGTCAACAGCTCCACTAAACACAAACAGGCAGGCAGGCAGTATAAGTGCTAAGAGTATAGGTGCTATAGATACAGATGGAACTTTTACTAGAGGTTCCCCACCTCCAATATTTTCAGGTTCACAAGGAGTTGTACCTACTTACATTTCTTTTGGAACCAAAACTGATGTAATTTCTAATAATTTAATAAATTGTTTTTTAGGTAATTTCACATGTGTAAATCAAATGTTTAATGATTTTAGTGTTAATACCAAAACTATAAATGTTAAAGATTCTGGTGATGGCTCTTTAGGAGTAGATAATATTAACTCTGATATAATATTAAGAATACCAGAAGGTAACACTGCACCTAAATTAGGAAGTTGGGCAACAAGTGGTGCTAATACAAATCTAAGTGCAAAGCCAAATCGTAATGATGCTTTGTTGTTGGAAGGTACAAATTATGTTGATGATTTTACTAAGAAAGGTTTCTTTACTATTGATTTTACATCTGCTACAGACCCAGATGCTCGATATGTGGCAAGGGAAAATCCGTTATTTTCTACTAAAATTACCGGTGTAGTAAATAACCAAAGGATTACAGTTCTAAATCCAAACACTTTAATGGGATTCCACGATGATGAATTTATAATTTATAGACAAGGTTATGCTTTTGCTAGCACTCATTACAAAACGGTTACTCTAAATAATCAAAGAAGTATAGGTAATACATTAGTACTTGACCAGAGTATAGCGACCAATGATGCTGGAAGTGCCTTTTTCTCTACGTCTAGATTACATGAATTATATATATCACCAAAAAGATTTTGGTTTATGCTTGAAGTTTATAACATATCTAAAAGTGGTAACAATGTATTACCGGATAAATCATATGGGTATGGTTTAATACAAAAAGATACTGCGCCGGGCTCTACAACTTTAGGTGCGACTTTCAATGAAAGTTTATACTCAGACACTTCGGGTGACAGTAATATATGGAGAATAGAACCATCTAGTGTAGGTGGTCTGATAGAAAATAGTAAAGATTATGGATTTGGTAAATTTGAAAAAAACAATGAAGGAAATACCATAGATTTAGAAAGTGGTGCTGGTTATATTGCTAAATATATACCACAATTAGGTTATAAAGCTATAACTCTGGATGGATTAATCCAAACAGAAAAGGGTTTACTTGAAAGACCAGACGCAAAAATATCATTATATATGAAAGCTTCAGACGAAACTCAAGGTACATGTGCTATAAGAACTACTAACTATAGTGGTACTACCTCTGACCCTTATTTTACTTTTTATTATGTAGATGGATTACCTACAGTAGACAGTTTTACAATATCCCCTAATCAAGACGACCCCTTTTACCCTGATTTTAAATGGTCGTCTCAAGATGATGATTTATGGTATGGATTTATTATACTAAGTAATAAAGAAATAAAACACCAATATACAAATGCAGTTGCAGTAATGCATTTAAATGAAGTCGATGTTTCAGCTAATACAGGTATACACTTATTAAGATATGATGAAGGTAGGAATGGTTTAGAAGTTGATGCTAATGAACTTGGTAGTGGTATGGAAACAACCGCTGAAGGTCTTGCAGGTAATGCATTAAAGTTTGATGCTGGAGAAGATTGCTGGGTTACTTGGGCAGATGGTTCATATACCGACCCAACCTCTGAAATGAGTATAGTAGCTCATTTTACTTGTGACGACATAAGTCATAACGGTTATATTGTGGGTAAATATGATGAATTTGATATATACGTAGATACTGCTGGTAAAGTTAATGCCACCGTTCACCCCTCAAGTTCTGGAACAGCAGTAACACTTAAATCTACTAGTGTTGTAACAACAGATGGGGAAACACCAACAAATGTTATATTAACACTTGACGTT